ACCATCATCCGCTTTGAGTTGACGTAATTCAATGAACTGCTCAAGATTGACTTGGCTCCACCCCTTCGGAAGTATTGGCTTTTGCATATTCCGATATCTTTTCAGTTACAAATACAATGAATGGTACACAAAATTCAGCCTTTTGAGTGCGGCAAAGTTTTGCTTTGTGCTTTAAATGTGCAGCATCAAAGTGCTCCACGTTTGAACGGTCAACACGTTTGCACATCACCGCAAGGATATCACTACTGTAATTGTATGGCTTATGGTTGATGATCGTCTCAATGAGCTTTGTTTCTTTTACCGATAATCTCAATTCGGCCTTGTATTGATATCCATCCAATTCAATCTCAAGTTGTGCCTCTCCCGGAGTGTATGAATTCAAATTGAATTCTCTCACCAACTCAATGAATTGTGAGAATGGATAATCATCCCACATCTTCTCCTCGATTCCAAGGAATTTGAATACGTTCATGTACTTCTCGATGTTGTCAAGCTCCTTATCGTTTAGAATTTGACTGATTTTCTCGAATTGTTCGATGGTCAATTCCTCCATTTTGTTGGGAATCTCCTTTTCAAAAATAGTGATCATATCTTTTTTTTGAACAAATATACAAATAATGCAATATAGTGTATGAATAAAGATATGCCAATTTACAAAATTACGATTGATCCGGAGTATTCGGATGGTGAGGATTTAGGAATTGAACAAATCGCATTCACATCAAAGCCGGCCATTAAGATTCGTGGCCTTGCATTCAATCAAGCTCAAAGAATGATATTCGCTGATGATGTTAAGTATCGCATCACCGCACCGGCAATGATTCCTATGGATATATATCGTAAGGATGATGAGCAAGGTGAATACTATGTGCAATTTGATGAGCAAACCATTGCAAAGATTCATGAGAAATTCATGAGTGATCTTCGCAATCGTGACCTTTTCAACCTTGAGCATGATACATCTAAAACGGTCCCGGCATATATCCTTGAAACATGGATAGTGGACCAACCAAAACAAGACAAATCATATTCGACATTTGGTATTGAAGTGCCAAAAGGTACGTTGATGGTGACCGCTCAAGTAACCGATCCGGAGTATTATGCCGAATTGGTTGCCAATGATCAAGTTGGATTCTCAATCGAGGGATTCCTTGGATTGAAATTATCGGAACAATTAAACAAATATAAAATGAAGTTACCCGATGGAGAGCACCTAATCGAGGACAAAATCTACATTGTAAAAGATGGAGAAGTTGTTGAGATTAAAGAGGTGGAAAAAGAGCCCAAAGAGGAAGTTGTTGAGGAAGAGATGTCAACCGATGAGGTAAAGATGGAAGATACAACGGTTGAGGAAGATACCACAACTGAAGAGTCAACCACTACCGAGGAGGAAATGGCTATTGATCCAACAATGGATGCTGAAGCAATTGCAGCGATTGTCCTTCCAATCATTGAGGAAAGAGAAAAAGCAATCATTTCGATGATCGCTGATCTTCGCAATCAAATGGAGGAGATATTCGCTGAAGAGCAAAAAGTTGAGGAAGGTCAAACGCAAATGACCGCACTTTCAATGAGTGAAAAATTTGCAAAATTCAAACAATTTAGTAATCAATAAAAAAAAACAAAATGTCTAAAAAATTAAGATTCGATTTAGATGTGGATTCAACGGCTTTATTGGCAGCGAATCCGGAAGCATTCTATTCAAAAGCGTATTTATCCGAGGAAAACCTTGCTGATAATTACCGTTTATTGCCAGGTATCAAATCAAAAACGAAAATTGCAACCGTATTGTTCGGCCAGGTTTTAGCTGCATCTTCATGTGCATTCGAAGCACCAACGGATGATTTGAGTGCGGTTGAATTAGACGTGACGGCTCTTTCAGCTATGGCACAAATTTGTCAATTTGACCTGGAGCAATCATTCGTTGCACTTCAAATGGCAAAAGGATCAAATGGTGATTTCACCGTTGCATCTTTTATGGACTTTTATTGGAATGAGGCAGCGAAAGTAATCGGTCAAAATATCGAGTTGCTTCGTTGGCAAGGTGATACAACATCTTTGACTCCATCTTTGGCTTTGGCTGATGGTTATATCAAAGGGTTGTTAGCTGATGCAACGGTAATCGATGTAGCAAATACAACGGTAAATGCTGGAAATGTATTGGCAGAATTAGCAAAAGTTTTTGCAGCTGCACCAGCATCAATCATCCGTAAAAAAGCTGATTTAAGATTGTATGTTTCTACTAACGTAGCTAACGCATATGAACTTGCAGCAGCATCCGGAAATACAATGACATATGTGACAACTCCATTGGCGTTGACTTACTTAGGTGTTCAAGTTGTTGTTTGTGAGGGTATGCCAAATGATATCGCGGTGTTGACATTGAAAGACAATCTTTTGTATTGCTTCGATGCTGAAGGAGATGACAAAGCGTTGAAAGCGGTTAACTTATCCGATACAGTTGCTGAGCCATATATCCGTACCCGTGCGAATATGAAAGTTGGATTCCACCACGTTAATGGTGCTGAAATCGTTCTTTACTCATAATATCCTTGAGGGGATGAAACACTCCCCTCTTTTTTTTAACTGATAAAATTCAACAAAAATGTGCGAAGCATTAGAAACAATCGTCAAATCTTGCGACAACAATAGTGGCGGGATTGAAAAAGTGTGGATTAATCAGCAAGACAATATCGCATCATTCACTTTGGATGGTACAAATACATGGACAATTGATGCAATCACTTTGGCAGCATTAGCACCGGACTACACTCCATTTGAGATCCGTAGAAATACCGGAAGTTATACCGAAGAGGCAGCAATTGATTTGGTAAATGGATCATCTTATGTGACCGCGACAATCACCTTGCTATTCCACCGAAGAGATCAAGACAAATCTCAAGCAATCAAAATCTTGGGAGCTGGTCAACAATACTTGAATGCAATTGTAAAAGACATGAATGGAAAATATTGGTATTTCCCATACTTACAATTGAATACGGTAACCGAAGGATCCGGAACAACTCGTGCTGATGGTTCGAAATATTCCATTTCCTTAATGAGTGAGAATGATTATTTATGTTATGAAATCGAGGAGGCAGCTGTATCCGCGGTTGTTCCGGCATTATAATCTTTTAAATACTTCAAAGAGAGCCATCCAATCCGGGTGGCTTTTTTTATTTGTGAACATTTAAAGATGCAAATGCAATATAAGTAATGATATATATTAACAAAGGAGAGGTGAATTCAATCGTGTTGACATTAAATGAGGTGAGCTCATTGTCATCACCTTACTATTTATTCGTATTTCAAAACGAAATGAATCCAACATCCGATCCAATTTTATTCACAACAACCGATGAGTCACCATATCCGGAAAGATTCAACCTTTTTTATTTGGATGAGCCGGTTGACGTTACACTAATGAAAGGACAATACTCATACTCGGTGTATGAGAGCACAACTCCACCAACTGAAATCAATGATACAACTGGTATTGTGATTGAGGAGGGTAGAATGGTTGTGAGCGGTGCATCGACTTCATCAATATACGATTAATACATGGCGTGGTATAACATATTCAAGGCACAAAAAGAGCAATCATCCGAAGTGGTGGAGGGATATCAATCCTTTTCAACTCCATTCTTAAAAGTATTGGGAGGAAATCTTTCTCTCCCATATGTTAACGGAAGGCACCAAACGAGCGGATGGATCCCATTCGGTGAGGGAAATCTTTTTCCTTCTCTCCTCAACCAATTGGTATACTCATCACCTTTGCATGGTTCCATTGTGGATTATAAAACAAATGCGGTGATTGGTGGAGGGTTTGAACTCAAAACCGAAAACACAACACCAAAAGACCTACTCGATTTGTATACATTCGAGAAAAAAATTAAGCTCAAGAAAACGGTCCGAATCACAACCGAGCAATTGATTGTGCACAATCGAGTGTACTTTAAATTGTATTTTGATGATAAAATGAAAATGACTCGGGCGGAAAATGTTTCACCGGACAAAGAGAGAAGAGGTCGCAATCACAATGATTACTTCATTTGCGATGATTGGTCCTCAAGGATTGACGTATATGAAATAAAAAAATACCATCCAACTTGCACCGATAAATGTCAACTATTTGTATATGAGGTTGAGTGCCTTGGTCAAGATTGGTATCCGCTGCCGAAATACAGTTCCGCATTAAATTTTGCGTTTCTTTCGGGCGAGCTTTCATATTTTGCAAAATCAAATATTCAAAACTCGGTATTCCCTTCATTCGCAATGATGTTCCCAAAAAGGCCACAAAGTGAGGAGGAAAAAAACGTTTTGAGATCCACAATCGACAAGATGAAGGGAGCTGCCAATGCCGGGAAAGCGGTTGCATTTTTTGCTAACTCTCAAGATCAATTGCCGAAAATCGAATCTCTTCCAACCAATTCGAATGACAAACTTTTCCACGAGGCATCCGGATTAAACACCGAGCAAATTTGCTTCGCTCACACGATTGACCCCATCCTCATGGGAGTACGCACAACCGGATCACTTGGATCGGGAAGTGACATCAAACAAGCATATGTTATATTTGAAAAGAATGTTGTGATGCCATTGAGAGAGCAAGTGCAAGATATATTCAATGAGTTGCTTCACATCGCAAAATTAAGCATTGCCGAATTCAAGGTGAACAATTTCCAAATCATCAACGAAACAATTGTTGAGGTGGAGGGAGATGCATCCAAAACTCAAGATGCTTTGAACGCAATGAGCCCATTGGTCGCAACCAAGGTACTTGATACCATGACACCGAATGAAGTGAGAGCTCTTGCATCGTTACCTCCAATTGAAGGGGGAGATGTGATTGCAAGTCAACAACCACAAACACCATTTGCATAATGTTATATTTCATCACCGAAACATACCTAAAAACCAACACACCGATCACCGCCAATGTGGATGTGACTGATGTA